CAAATATTTTATTATTATATTCTTGATTGTCATAACATTTACATTGATTTGAGAGACAGCATCCAACTGTCAGATTGTTAATACAATTAATCTTGCTTAACTTCTTTGATTCTTTTAATGCCATGCTTATCTGTTTCTACAATGGCTTTTACTTCTTTACAACTCCATGAAGTAACACTTGGATTACCATCACGTTCTACTTTTCTTTTTTGTTCTAAACAATCTGCAATATTAGCTTTAGGAGAATATCCTTCTAATTTTCCATTCATATACATTAATAATGCAAACACAGCTTCAATCATTACTTACCTCTAACTGAATCTAATTCTTTTTCTAATTTATCTACTTTCTTTTCTAATTGAGCTATTAATACTTTAGTATGAACGTTTTCTTCTAATTGTTTTGAATGTTTATCTATTGACTTAGCCTGGTATTCAATCAACATATACATTTCTTGGTTTTTTGGAGTTTGTTCTGCTTTTTTAAGCAAATCTTGAGCCATTAGTTTTTCATTAGTCTCTAATCTATTAAGTCTTTCAACTATGCCAAAATAAGTCCATACCGCTACAACAATAGCAGATATAATAGCCACTATATTTTTAATAGGTAAAGCTACACTTGTTTGGTCACTTAATTTTAAATCACTCATTTTTTGTCCTCCACTTGATAAAACATATCATCAGTGTCTTCTAATTGCCAGTTTTTATTTTCAACATTCCACTCTGTAGTTTGCACTTTATAATCTGGCCAATGTTTAGAAGTAGTAAAACTACTAATGTTCCACAAAATACGATTATTAGGCTGAGCTGCATAATTGCCGTTGTCAAGAGCCAAAATATGTGCGCACTTATGCTGGTCAGGTATTTCGGAATGTTCAGTGTCCAAGATATTAGGTTCTGGATGTGCCCAATCAATTGTAAATAAATATTCACCATGAATAAACTTTTTATCTTTACCTAAATATTTACAGCGTTGTCCGATTAAAAAATCAAAAGTAGTAACACTAGGATAATAACTAAATGAATTCCATAGCTCAAGATCTTCGAGATCTGGAGATTCCATTTTTCCTTGATGCACAGTACCGCTGTTTCTTCCTTGAAGAAAAGCACTGATAGGAAGCCTCCAGTATATTGCACCATTCGTAAGTAAAGCATGAAATAAGATTGCACGCCCTGGAATGCTTGCAATAGCAAAGACCACACAATCTTCAACTTCGCCTTTATGTTCTCGTAGGTCATATAAATATTCTCTCCTTATTTTACAGTAGATTGGAGGTATATTTGCATTTAAATATGACATAATCAACCATAAATATCTCCCCAAGTTTCACCGCTTTCGTAATCTACTTTGTTTGGGATTGCCAAAGTAACGGCACCTTCCATTATTTCTACAATCTTTTTTGCTTGATTGTCATCTATAACAGAAATATCTAATTCATCATGTATTTGAATATGTGGAACAATTCCTTCATTGTACAAATCTAACATTGCTTTCTTTGTCATGTCCGCTGCTGATCCTTGTATTAATTTATTTAAAGCTTTGTAAGTCATTGCTCTTCTAATTCTTCCTCGTCCATAAGTTCTTTCCGCTTCTTCAAATGACATCGCTGTATGCATACCAAATGTAGCTGGTTCCCATTTATTAAATCTACAACGACGACCTAATAAAGTTCCAATAGATCCAGAAGACTGTGCATGAGCTGATGTCTTGTTCATTAATTCTTTTACAAATGGAACGTTGGTATGATATTGATTAAATAAATTTTCAGCTTCTTCTTTTGAATTTAGTCCAAGTTCAGCTTGAAGTTTAGCTTTACCCATTCCATAAAATAATCCTAAATTAATTGTCTTAGCTTGATCCCTAGATATGTTTGCCATCATTGCAACTGTTTTATGAAAGTCTACAGAATCATTTTTAAATTCTTCTACTATCTTTGTAACTGATTCATCAAAACAAATTGGTTCAGTAGTAGCTGCATAATGCACAACTAATCTTGGTTCTTGTTGTGAGTAGTCAAAACATCCCCACTTATGATCTACTTCTGGTAAAAATAATGATCTAATCATAGGACCTAGTTCTTTATTTCTTGCTGGAATCTGTTGTAAATTAGGATTAGCATAAGAGAATCTACCTGTTACAGTTCCACCCTGATCAGATCTAATTGGATTGATGTCAGCATGTATTCTTCCTTTATGAGTAAACTTTAAAATTGTATCTATAAAAGTTGTATGTGCTTTATTTATTTCTCTTGCTTTAGCAATCATTTGTACTATAGGGTGTTTGTGTTCTTGTAAAAAATTCTTTGTAAAGGATGGTGCTAATGATTTCTCAGTTCTTTCATAAGGTAAACCAAGTTTATCAAAAATTGTGGCAATTGATCTTGCAGCCCAAATCTGGGGCTCTATCCCTGTTTCTCGTTTTACTTTTAATAATATCTCTTGCTCTTTGTTTGTTAATTCTTGTTTCAGGAGTTTTGCTTTTTCTATATCGACTCGGACTCCTTTAAATTTCATATCAGTTAAGCATGGAAATAATTGCGTTTCTATATCAAATATATTTTGTAAACTTTGTTTTTGAATTTCTCTTGATAAAACTTTAAATAATTCTAATGTTAATTTTGCATCTTTCTCTGCATAATTACCTACATACATTGCAGGAAGTTTATACATCTCAGATTTAGGATCTATTCCCCAAGATTGTGCAGCTTCTATTAAAGCTTTTTCATCTTTAACTTCACCTAAAAATTCGTATGAAATACTATTTAAAGTATAAGATAATCTATTTTCATCAATTAAAGATGCCATCACCATGGTATCTACAATGTGTCCATTAATTTGAACTCCCGCCGCTCGAAGCCAGCATACGTCATACATTGCATTGTGAAATAGTTTTACATTATCTGTAGCGCAAACAGATTTAATCCAATCCATTACTTTAGTTTTTTCTAAATTTCCACCGCCTTGATGAGCAATTGGATAATAACCAGACCAACCATCTACAGCTACAGCAATACCTACAATTTCTCCATTACCAATAATTGCACCGGATCCTCTTGATTTAAGATCAGGATCTTTTGTTTCTAAATCTATTGCAATATATTTATATCCTTTTAAATCAGGAAAATTTTCTGGACAAATCCATTCTTTCTGAGCTTCAAACATTGATTATAATACCATAATTAAAAATAGAAATACACACATGCAAGTAAATAAACCTAAATCAAATATAAGTGTTTTTTTCCAACTAAACATTATAGTCCCTATCTATTATCATTTCTAAATAATGCATTGCTTTTAAGATATCTTCTTTGCCACCTTTTAATTTGTGTCTGCATATGTATTTAATTGCATTACCTTCTGCAAAATCTAATTTGTTTTTATTTATAAACACTGAAGGTTGGATCGCCATTTTTTTATAATGTTTTCCACCTATTTGTTTAAAAAATGTTTTGTTTGTCATAGTATTGGATCTCCTATGTTGTAGTTATATTCTTCTGTTGGTCTCATGATGTATAAGTTCTCCTTTGTTCTGGTTACACCTACAAAAAACAATCTATGTTCAGGATCAGAATTTTTTAATGCTGAGTCATATATGATCTTTTCAAGATCAGTAAATAATACGACATTGTCACATTCTTCACCTTTCACACCATGTATTGTAGATACTTTAATTCTTGAATTTTTTAATAGATCATCTCCGTTATCTATTAATGCTTTCATGTAAGATTTACTTTCGTCATCTATTTTTAATTGCCCCCAGCTACCCGTCACTAGAAGCCCGTGATCCATCATTAAATCATCTATATCAACATAGTCTACAGCATCTAAAGATTTCCCAGTTGCATATCCATGCTTAACTAAATCATCTTTCACAGTTAAATATTTATAAATTTTTTTAGCTTCTTCAGCTCCAACAGTAGCGCCTTCATTTAATCTTACCCATGTTCGATATGCTTCTAATAATGAAACTGGTAATAAGTCATTGATTTTACTATCAAATCTTAGGTTTAAAGAAGTTAGATAATCTTTAATTGGATATAACATTTTATTAGTTCTAGCTATAATCATCCAGTTTCCAGAACTTAAATCTAAATTTTCAATAGACTGATTCCAACTAACACTTCCTTCAGCATCTCTTGGAAGCCATGCTTTAATCATTCTGTTTTCAATATTATCTAATATACTTAAAGCAACTTTATGTACTGCTCTTGGAACCCTTCTTGATTCAATTCTTGGATCCATTTCTCCTTTTAAATTTATAAATATATTTTCATCAGCACCTTGGAATGTATATATTGTTTGATCGTCATCCCCTGCAACGTATGATCTCTCACATTTTGATTCAATGTAATTGAACATATCCCATTGCAGAGGATTCAGATCCTGTGCTTCATCAAGAAAGACAGCGTTGAGTGGGGGACACTTATCTTTCTCAATAAACTGTTTAATCATATCAGAGAATTCAATCATCCCTGTTTGTTCTTTATATGATTTTAAATCGGCATCAATCTGTTCTGTTAACCATATATCTACTGAGTGATGTTTATCTAATTCTATTGCAGCATCTGTAATAGACATTTTTTTAGCTCTTGAATATTCAATAATCTTCATGTGATCATTTTTATATTGTGACATTCCAGAATCATTTACATAAGATTCAAATGACATATCTCTGCATATTTGAGAAAAATTTTTAAATGCATTCCATTTTTCATCTTTTAATAACTGTGTAGTAGTATCTATATTTAATTGTCTTGTTCCTAGTTTATGCATAGTGGATACATATGGAAAATCTTTGGTAATATTGTATCTTGTAAATGTATTTCCAATTCTTTTCTTTGCCTCCATGTCAGCAGCATTACTAAATGTTATGTATGCAATTTTATTTGTAGGAGTTTTGTATTCTTCTACTTCTTTTCTTAAATAGTTATTTATTAAGTGATGTGTTTTACCTGTTCCCGGAGGTCCTGGTATTATTATCCTTTTCATTTAAATGCAGGCTCCTTCATTTTAGTTGTTCTTATATTTGGTTTATCTAACTTAATTGTTGGCATCTTCATTGTTCTAAAAGATTTTTTATCTATCTTAATTGTATCTTCTTCTGCATCAAATAAAGTTTTTAACAATATTATTGTTCTAGGTTTCTTCCACTCCCAAGATTTAGATCGTTGTAAGTATTTCCAAAAATCTGGAAATCTAAATTTAGTTATTCCATCTTCAGTAAATGGAAGTCCTCTTTTTAAATCATCTATTTTTTTACCAGGAGCTTTATTAATAAAATCAGCAAGTAAATCTTTTATTTGTACATCTACTTTAGATGATTCAGGAGCTTCTAATATTTGTAATTTATCAAAATATTTAATTAACATTTTTCTCCATATAATTTTACCAACAGGAGATAGTGGTTTACTAATTTGATTCATACATGCTACAGAAAATTTTTCTGGATCATGAAGTGTAAGATCATCTACTTCAACACTATTGCCATCAATATTAACAAAATATATTGGAGGATCTGAAGTATATTTACTAATCCCTGTTATTTCCGGAGGAGGAACATCATCTCCTACACCAAATTCTCTTTTAGAACATATTTTAGCATCACAAAAACTAACAATTGGTTCTAATTTACATTTATAACGATATTCTTTTTTACCTACTGATTCTATTGATTTTGTTATTTCTGTATGACCAAGAGGTGGTTTCATGTATTTTTCGTTATACACATACATTTTTGTTTGCCATTCATTAGGAAATCTTTTCTTTAAGTAAACACCAATGTTGTACATCATGTCGTTTCTTCCACCCTCTGCCATTCCATCTTTTAATATTGTTTGTAAACAAGGAGGAGCTCCTTTTAAAAAATCATCTGTCTCTTCACCATTTATAATTTTTAAATTAAATAATTCTTTTTCAGTTAAAGAATATTTGTCATACAATGTAAAAAAATCTTCTAATTTTAAAGGCTCTCCATTATCATCAATTGCGTAACGAATTGATTTATTGCCTCCATGATAAGGAACATTTAAAAAACTTCCTGTATCTCCTCTATCAGTTCTAATGTAATCTTGTTTTGGAAATATTTCTGCCTTTGCATATCCTAAAACTCCTGCAATCTTTTTTAATCTTTCTCTCATTAAACTTGCTGCAACAAATTCTTTTGTAAATAAAAATACATGAGCACCTCCTGATTTTGATCTAAATAAAATCATAGGTATATTTTTGTCTCTAATTTTTTTAATAAAACCTTTGTGATCAAATGGATAATTGTCTATATCTATACATCCCCATTTACATTTGTTATCTTCTCTTATTGGAACTATTCCTAATGCGGGTTCTTCACCATCTAAATGTTTTTGCCAAAGTAAATCTGTTACTGGTTCTTTCTTAGTAAAAGATTTTGCTTCATGCTTTCCACCTTCAGAAAGCTCATCTTTCATTTTAGTTTGGCCATATGCTGTTTCCAGGCCAGCAAATACCTGTTTAAATCTTTCTAACATCTTCCACTCTCAAGTTATGGGGTGATATTGCTACCACCCCATTTAGTATTTACTTATTATTTGCTAAACTTTGATAGAACTGTTTTGCTCTTTCATAGATAGCAGGATCACTCACAGGACCAACTTTTGCAATGTTGTATCCATACCATTGATTTCCTTTACCGGAATTCAAAACGGTATTTAATTTGTATGTGTGACTGAATGATGGAGGTGTATATGGACCATTTTTTCCGTCCATAGTTATTGACATCATCATTGCATTCCATTTTCTACTAATTTTACCTTGAGATGAACTCATAGATATTAAAGCAGTTTCAATAGAACCATTATCCACTATTAAGACAAAATGTTGACCAACCGTAAGAATGTAATTACCATTTGGTAATCTATCCTTACCCATTTGATCTTTTGTAGTTTTAGTTAGTATATCAGAAGTATCTGGATAGATTTGTTCAGGTCTTCCTGAGCCTGTTCCAAAATCTGACCATTCTTGATACTCAAGTTTATAATGACATGGAATAACTTCTATTCCTTTTGAACCATCATAAACTTTTTTTGTTACTGTATTTATTAACATTCCTGGTTCAGCACCTTCTACATAAGCTTGATTTCGCTTCTGTCCTTCTGCTGATCCATTCTGTAAAAGTTTTAAAATAGGTAAAGCAACACTATTGTTCTTTACATTTTCAAAACCTGCGTGCGCATCTACTTCAAACAATATTGAAGAAGGTAATGGCGCGTCTTTCTTTACCGCTACTTGTTTCTCGTTTCTCGCTTCTTGCATCGATTATCTCCTAGTTATTTTTGTCTGGTTACCTGCAAACGTTTTAAATAGATCAGAGGGCATATCACGTCCAGATTCGATACGCTCTCTGACCACTGCTTTGAGTGTCTGGGAATGAACGCCAACTTTCTGGACTGGCTCAAACCCCTGACCTCGCGCAAGGACAGCATATTGTGCCGCCTTGTTATCTTCGCCACGACCAAAGGTAACAGTGATATCATTTTTAATAATATCACCTAAGCCGTTGTTACGAAGCCATGTAAAAGCTTTCTCCTGAACATCAGGAGAAATAGATGCACTGTAAAAAGGTTTTACTTCTACAGATTCACCATCTTTTAGCTTTAATTTTGTAATGTGCATTTCCTGCATCATAATAGGTATTTCTATTTGAGAAAGTATTCTTGCTTGTTCTTTTAATTTATTAATACTTTCTTCTGCGTTAGCAATCTCGT